GGTCGCAAGGTCGCAGAGTTTTTAACTTGTGGCGCTGTTGTTTAAATGCTACAATCAAAACACATTAACAAGAAGGAATCTAAAAATGAAAAGTGCAATCATCTACAATGGGCCGAGCCTCTTGGATGGTCAACCAATCGTCGTTATCGCGACATATTCAAACAGAAACAAAAAGACGGGGCACGTCGTGCAAACTTATATTTTGCGCTCGGACATTAACCCGCTCGAGGCCAGCAAAACAGGACAAGACTTCTCAATTTGCGGCAACTGTACCATGCGCGGCGAGGTCACAACGGATCCGCAGCGCAAGCAAGCCAAGGGGCGGCGCTGTTATGTTAACTTGGGACAAGGCGTCTTGATCGTTTGGAAAGCATACAAGCGCGGCGTATATCAAGAAGGCGACGCGGCGACCATGGGGCGCGGTCGTTTCGTGCGCGTCGGAACCTATGGGGATCCTGGCGCGGTGCCGTCTCAAGTTTGGGACGACCTATTGAGTGAAGCGGACACTTGGACGGCCTATTCTCACCAATCCGGATGGCGTCCCGATATCGCGATGCAATCCGCGGACAACATGCAAGAAGCAATAGACCATTGGAAAGCCGGACGGCGCACGTTTCGAGTCATTGCGGACCTTGGCGACCTAGACAAAAGCAACGAGGCACTATGCCCCGCGTCGAAAGAAGCCGGACGCCGCGCACAATGCACCGCGTGCAAGCTGTGCCGCGGATCAAGCCTTGCAAAATCCATCGCAATAGTAGAACATTAGGAAGTGGGAGCCTGAAAAGGCTCCTTCTCTACTCCGGATCGAGGGACATCTCCCCGTCGCCATCAGGGCGCAGGGTCGCAGAGCTGTCAGGGCGCAGGGTCGCAGAGTAATGCGACCGCAGCCGAGGCCGCAGACTTTGAAATAAAGCCGCAGGGTTCGCGAACCGCGTACCGTGAGCCGCAGACACCCCACCCCGTAGTAAATTAGAACCCTGATCCCCCTCAAATGAATATATATCCTTGGTAGAGAGGCTCTTTACTAAGAAGAAACTAAGACCACCTCGGGCGAAATAGGCCATATGCCACGCGACCTGATGAGGTGACACTTTTACTGCGTTTCCTTTGGTTACCTTTAATTCCATCCAAAATGGTAGGCCATCCCAAACCACATGGACATCAGGAACACCACCACCATGCACGTTTTCAATGCGTGTGGCATAGGCATTCTTAGGTAAGTTCGTCCTTATCGTGTTCCAAAAGTTCGACTCTGGACCTTTGCTCATCTGGGGTTATATCCTTCGCTGTTCCTTCGATAACAAAGGCTTGTGGATACTGCTTCTGTAGCATGGCAAGTCGTGCCGTAATCTCGTCCCTTGAAAGTTGATCGATGGTGTTAATTGTTTCCCGCCTATCGATGGTCAATCCACCAAGAGCAGACCGGATCTTCTCAGCGTTGATCGCCGCAGAGAATTGACCTGCCTCTTCTGCCCCTTGCGACAGTTCTTGCAGACGTTGAAGCTGTCCGATAGTTGAGACGCTATACCTTCGCTCTCGTTCCTCTCGTAACTCGGTAATATATTCCACAACGTGAGGGTAATCTCGTCCGTTCAATAGAACCGAGGCTTGTTTAGGTGCGATATCATGGGCGTATCCCGCCTTCCTTGCACACTCTGCATTTGAGTAGATACCTTCGACCACATTTCTAGCAAACGTCATCTGCCTATTGGTCAAGGTTCTTCCGTGTTCCTCTTCGATCTTCTTTTTTACCGATGCCATGCCCGTCTCCAGTTATTCCACAACCATACAACAAGTAGAGGTCTTTGCCAAGTTTCCTATATAGGAAGTTCCCAGAGATAAAGTGTAAACACTTTGGGCAAAAACAGCCAAGGGCATAGTAGTAAGTTCTTCGGAGTTCGTAATTGTTTACGCTATTTTGTAAACTGTTTACACCCTTATTTTCTATACCGTAAACACGTTGCACGGTACGAGGTACTTGATATCATTTACTTTTTCCTTGTCTCTCGTACCCTGTTTACGTTGTTTACAAGAAGTTGCCCTATCAACGATGAAAAAAACAAAAATCTCTGGCAACACTCTATATGTAAACTCAGTGGGGTTGACAGCAAATATTAGTTGTTCTATTCTCACAACTACACAACATGTGTTTTATATTAGTAGGAGCAAAACAATGAAATTAGAATTAAAAAACATCAAGCACACCGCATGGGCAAGTGAAGAGACGCATTGCTATCAAGCCAGTTTGTATGTGGATGGTAAGCCTGTTGCCATAGTAAGCAACGACGGACACGGTGGATGTGACCGTGACTATGACCACCCGAAGTTCAAGGGTGATTACCGCGCCAAGATGAGATCAATCAACGAGTATTTTGACAGTCTTCCTGCCTCTCCTTTTAGCTACGAGGGTGCGGATGGCGTTATGATCCATGACAGTTTACCTCAGACGTTGGAGGGTTGGTGCTGTGATGCGGTCAACGATTGGTTGTCTGCTCGTGAGTTAAAGAGGTTGTTGAAATCTCATGTGTTGTTTCAGTTTAAATACAAGGACGGCATTTACCAGAGCAAGTACCACCCAACTGTAACCAATGGCGAGTGGGTAATAAACAAGCAAGCGGGTGAGACGCGTCGCATATTAAACGACATGCCGTTCACTGATGCGTTAGAGATTTGGAAGGCGTCATGAGTGCTTATTACAACGAGATAGATCCGTATGCCGCACAATGGCTACGCAATTTAATTAAATCAGGACACATCGCAGATGGTGTTGTCGATACTAGGAGCATCAGTGATGTCAGACCAGAAGAACTTTTTGAATTTACTCAGTGCCACTTCTTTGCAGGGATTGGAGTCTGGAGTCACGCGCTCCGACGTGCGGGTTGGGACGACGACCGTCCGGTCTGGACGGGTTCTTGCCCTTGCCAACCTTTCAGCAACGCAGGCAAAGGAAAAGGGGTTGCTGACGAGCGGCACCTCTGGCCTCACTGGTTCCACCTCATCGAACAGTGCCGACCTTCAACAGTCTTTGGGGAGCAGGTTGCAAGCAAAGACGGGCTCGGTTGGATCGACCTTGTACAAGCTGACATGGAAGGAGCGGACTACTCCATCGGAGCATTCGATCTTTGCTCTGCGGGCTTCGGTGCGCCGCACATCCGGCAACGTCTCTGGTTCGTGGCCGACACCGACAACGACAACCCGAGATCACAAGGGTGGTTATCAAGGGGGTCGGATTCGCAACGGGAAGATCAGTACGGACACGTTGGACGTGACGGCGCAACTATCGGGTTGGGCAACGCCGACCTCCATGACGGGGGGCACGGGCATAGCTCCGTCTCACTTGAACGGGAAGCACGGTTGGAACACGGGAGCGCAAGCGCAACTCACGGGTTGGGCGACACCCAACACGATGGACAGTCTACCCTTGCGGAGCAAGGAGGCGATGATCCGGATGCATCAGACCACGCGCAAGGGCAGGTCGTTCCCGTGCAATCTTCGGGAGCAGGTAGCGCCATCGATGATCGAAGCGGTGATGGAAGCGAAGGGGGAAGTTTCCCCGCCGACAGAGCCTATGAGACTAACGGTTTCTGGAGAGATGCGGACTGGCTCTTCTGCCGAGATGGCAAGTGGAGGCCAGTTGAACCCAGCACATGCCCGTTGGTTGATGGGGCTACCGCCAGAGTGGGACGACTGCGCGCCTACGGAAATGCCATCACGGCGCAAGTCGCGCAAGGTTTAATAGAAACATACATAGAAGGAGAGAGACATGCCTAATCATTGTGATCAACAAGTGTACATCCACGGGGACAAGACCATCGTGGAAGAACTATACTCTAGCTTGAAGCGTGAGGATCCGAGGTTCTGTGATCTTGTAATCCCGATGCCCTTATCTGAATCCGAGAACTGGTACGAGTGGCGGTGGAAAAACTGGGGTACGAAGTGGGATGTCGTGGATGTCGATATCACCAACGACATTGAGAAGGATGGCGGCAAGGCGTGGTTCACGTTTAACTGTTGGACGGCATGGGGTGCGCCTATCCCAGTGTGGGATAAGTTGCATGCGATGGGCATTGAGGTTCAAGCGGATTATCAGGACGAGGGTGGCATGTTTGAGGGTGAGTATCATCACGGGGAAGATCGTTCGTGGGAACCTGAGATTGAGGAGGAAGGTATTGAGGATACCATAAACATTTTTAAAAACTTATTGAAGGAGACAGTAGCATGACAGATCGTGAAATGGATAAGATGCTTGATGAGATATTCAAAAAAGTATTCGGGGATCGTTGGTGATGGGTAAGATGAGAGATGAGTTCATACGATTGAGCGAGACGCCAATCATGGACAAGTGCCGCGACTGCCACGGGGAAGGTTTTGTCGAAGTAGAGTACGCGGTTCCCCATAACATCAACAGGGACGTGGGATATTTGGAGACCCGTTCTGAGGAATGCGAGACGTGCAACGGGGACGGAAAGGTTGAGCGTCTTTGCACTGAGTGCGAGGAATGGGTTACCTTAATCAGAGGCGATGATGCCTACATATGCGCGGACTGCGCGGAAAGTTTATAAAAGGAGAAAGAAAATGATTAAAGAGTTTTGGCAGCGGCTAACAAAGAAACAAAAAACCAATAAAAAACTAACACGCAAAGAACAGATCCTTGCGGAGTTGAACAGAGGTGCGGGAACCGCGAAGCAATTATCTGACCGCATGGGTTTGAAGTTGACTATAGTTCGTGTGACTTTGTCCTCCCTACACAAGTCGGGGTTGATCAGGGACACGGGAAAAGATTCTGGGTCTGAAGGTGTGTGGGTTGTTGTGAAATGATCGAATACTTCACGGCACTTGTGATCAGTTACGGGTTGCGGGATCAGTCTGTTGAGGCAGTCATTTGGTTTGAGAACCATCGAGAATGCCAACATGTTATGCAGGAAGATCTTGCGGCACCGTTATATAATTATTTGATGGGCTTGTATGGCAACGGGATCATGATGCGGTGCGAGGTATCGGACGAGGTGTCTCGCGAACTAATCCGCCCGAAACTTAGACCCGAGGGATTAGGCAATGGCTAAGTCATTAACTCCGGCGCTTGAGGCCGAGTATAAATTCTTGAAGCAACAGGTAGATTTTTGGATGGAGGCGCAGATTAAAAAGGATGCGTCACCATCTGTCAAGAATAG